GGGGTGTAAGATGAGTACAACACTCTGTCTGAGATAACAGGCAATTATGGCGAGATAATGATGAGCTGCGTGTTTCATAAGAAACAAAGTAACACAAAATGAGACATGCTTAAATCACCCACCATTTCCGTCGGCACACTTCACGGTGGGCCGTTAAATCCTTTCCGAAATCCAGGGAAGTATGGGGTGTAAGATGAGTACAACTAAAATAGTCCGCTATGGAGCGAAGGGAACCCGAACTTCTAACTCCACTGGCTTATGGGCTGGCGCTAAAACAAATGTTAAAAACTATTTCATGCGAAAATTCCGCTCGGCTAAAGTGGACAAGCTTAGGCTTACCATAGAGGCTGACAGGTTATACGCTGATGCACTCTGCCCCAACAGAGATTGCACACAACATCAGTTAAAAACAATTGCGAGCACGCAAGCTGTACATGGTGAGGCTGCGCAGGTAGAAGAATACCAGCACGCAACTCATCTGGAGCTCCTACAGGAGCTCCCTTTTTACGAGGTAGGACAGATAATGAAGGCTCGCAAGACAAAGTCGAGTCCACTAGCAAGGAAGGTGCAAATTATTGCCCCTGCAACTTGCTGCTCTTACGGGACTCAAGTGGAACAGCTTGAGGAGGGATGCCAGAGTGACCCTCCTCAGGATCTACTTGATGACACTTTTAGAACTTTCGGGAGAAAGTCTATTAATAGAATGGTTAAGAAAGCGAAGGTTGTAAAGACCTACAGCAAGCTTACCAACTTTCTCCGCTGTAAGTTCTTTATGCGTCTAAGAGACCACTCGCTGATTAACACTATGGTTAATGATGCGAGGGTGTGGATGATAAAGCAAGGCTTCACTTGTGAGACGGACGAGGATTTCTTCGTCTTATCACAATCTGTTCTAGTCGCTTTCCTTATAAACGAGCAGGAAATTAAATTCCGTGCCGTTCTAAAGGACAGCAAGAACTGGGATAACATGGCACATGTCAACAAGACTGTTGCAGGAAATCTCGGTAAGGTATCCCTTCTAAGATCAATGAAGGAGAACTCACTCTTGGGTGGGTTTTTGCCGGACCTGAAGTTTCCTGGTGCTGTGAATCGCCCAGTTTAAGACACCTTTCGCACACTATCCGCATGGTGCTGCGCTGCCACTGTCCGTGACCATACGACGGATACTGGCTCCCTGCGGATACGTAGTGGGTGTGAAGGGTCCCATAGAACCTCTCAATATTATCAACTATTCACAGTTGATGGTATGGAAGAGCAATTCTACTACAACAAATGCGCATGCAACGAATATGACGCACTTATCCGTCGGCAGGCTTTGGATGATATACCGGGATACATCCCCGGTAACCAGTATATTAACATACTGAGGCAAAACATGCTATCATTAGCACGTAAACTAAAACCAACATCCAATTTCTACCAGGCCTCACATAGTGAGGTGATGGAAAACACGCGATCATCCATTAGGAAGCGGTACGAGTTTGCTTATTTTAATATAAAGAACAAGAGAATTAGAATAGAAAATGAACATGCAGGACTGAAAGCCTTCGTAAAATATGAGAAAATACCAGTGGGAAAGAGGGAGGATGGCAAACCGGCCAGACTCATTCAATTTAGATCATATGAGTACTTGTACTCATTAAAGTCCTTTATACTCACACATTCTCTTACATTAAAGAAGACTGAATTACTAACCCATTTTGATCAACCGTTAAAGACGGTCTTTACCAAGCTGTTTGACAATCCAGGCATAGCAGCAACGTTGAGGGAATCATGGGATAGTTTTGTAAATCCTGTAGCTGTTTGTTGTGACCATTCCAAGTTTGATGGGCATTATTGCACAGAATTACTAGACATAGAGCACGAGTACTGGGACAGCTTATTTAATAGCAGCTATCTAAGATTCTTGCTCAATATGCAACATGCCAATAAGGGTTATACCCAAAATGGCCTGAAGTATAAGATGGCTGGACATAGAGCCTCAGGAGAGTATACAACCTCCGAGGGCAACAGTTTAGTCAACTATATGATGATAGTAACTTACTTGGAATCCTTGGGCGTGACGAGGGCGCGGATACATGTCAACGGTGATGACTCTGTCATAATCGTTGAACATGCGGACGTAGCGATTGTATCTTCTAATCTTTCTTTCTTTAATAATTTTAATATGCAGACCGAAAACGATCGAATCGCTTACACTTTTCCCCAGATAACATACTGTCAGACCTCGCCGATCAGGTTATACAGGACTGGAGTTGAGAAGTGGTACATGGTGAAGGATCCCTATAGGACTATGGCTCGAATGTGCTATTGCGAGACCAAGTACGCTAAAGGGTGGAAGAGATATGTTGATGGAATTGCTTTATGTGAACTAGCCTGTGATATGGGGGTTCCGATGCTACAAGAGTGGTGTCGTTACCTACTATCAAGGGCGGGTCTGGCTAAACCATTGGGGAGTGTTGACAAGTATCCGGCTAGATTGAGCGGAACCCTGAAGTTGGGTTTCAGCGAGGTCCACGCAACAACTCGAGAAGATTTTTGCGAAGCCTTCGGTATTACACCGGAGAACCAGCGTTCCTTCGAGAGCAAGATAGCCGGGTTACTAATAATTGACACCCAATCAATTGTTGCCCACATAAATAAATACCAAAACTTTCACCAGAACTAATGCCTCCAAAGAAGCAAACCGCAAAGCCTGCACAACCCGGACAAGGCGTGTCCAGGGAAGCCGCGCGAAGACGTCGAAATCGCCAAACCAATAAGACTGCGTCCAATGCGCTATCACAAGCGCCTCGGAAGCAACCATCGAAAATTAGAACACCCGACACTATTATCAGAGCCCTTGCCAGACCTATGAGAGCCAAGCCGGAGTCTAGCTCCCCTTGGATTAACTGCAGACTAGCCCCGTGGTCAAACACTGGTCAGTCCGCCCTGTTACCAGATGGCTCCCGGGATCCCAGAATTGCGTATGATTATCATACGTACTGTGATTTCTCGAGCGTATCATCTGGCTCATCTTTTACCCTGCATATCACTCCCACTCTACCGTGGAATGCTGCTGTGCGGGTGAATTCAGGCAAGGTTTCAATCTCTCCTATGCCAACGGGTCCAACAGCCAACGTCATCGGTGCTACTGTTGGAAACAGACTGATTCCTTGCAACTTTACCACTAGTGCCAACAGCACTTCATACCTAGATAAGGTTGGAACAACAGTCACCGTGCCGTATATCACGTCGGATCGGTTGCGTATAACGTCATTAGGTTGGCGTCTTACGTATACCGGCCCGGTGTCGACAGCGGCTGGCTTGATAACAGTGTCGTCGGCCTCTCCAACGGTCGATCCGCCCCTACCAAAAACAAAGGGGCGCATCCAGTGTACTAATGCTTTCGGTGTTGCTGGTGGGTATTTTGAAACATCCACCACCGACCAAGCCATGTATGTTATGCCCTACCAGTTGGTAGCTGGCGTATCTTCGAAAGATGCCGTGGTCTCTAGACCAGAAGCTACCCTTCAAGGCATAGTTCGCAGAAACGCCCCCGTATTTAACTGGAAGGAGTTCTCGAATTCTCCACTGTTCTTAGTCAACCCCATCACAGGAAATATGGTAGACGGACCTACCGACCTGCTGACAGCCTCACAGTACAATGCTGGTGGCTCTTACGTCAGCGGAGATTCGACCACTAAAAACGGGTCGATTAATTTCTGGGATAGCGACTGGGATGTGACAACAATAGCTGTCACCGGGATCAATGCTGATGCAACATACAGGTTAGATACCTGGATGTGTGTTGAGTATGTTCCGACAACTGACTCAGCCTTCTATGCCGTGGCAAAAACTGTCACGGCTGGATCAGCTGAGACAGCTTCACAGATGGACAAGCACGCTATCGCTGCTCCGGTAGCAGCTGCTTCGACGAGATAACAATTTTACATCCCTGATGCAGACAAAGACATACACCACTTTAAAACGTACGAAGCTTACAATGCATGGAGGTTGGAGACGGCAGATAAGATCAGCCGTGATCCAAACCCGTGGGTAATACCCCACAACTACAACCCATACTTGTATGCAGATGCGTTTGAAATGATGAGCACTGACGATAAAGTGGCAGCTGAGCGGTATATACTGCAAGGTCATGCCAGACATGGTTCCAACAAAACCCCAGGACAAGCCCAAGCCCTAGCAGTTGCCGAGTTTGCGGGAGGAAATTTAGATGAAACACGAAAAGGTACTATACCGCCTTATCGTGAGCAGGACATCTTTACTTCCCCCGTACTACAAAGACACACTGGTGTGAACACGTCTACGGCCGTGGGATACGCAGTAAATGGACTTAGTAATATCTTGGATTGGGACCATAGTTTGGACGAAACTCGCGCTTCATTGCGTAAGTTGAAGGCCCCTATGTTAGATACTCACCACCCCGATCTGGTACATCCTTGGTATCAGGATAATTACCAATCGTGGCAAGAGTGGGCTCAGGAGATGGAACGTCAGCGTGCCATCCTTGAGGAGGATGCCAAAGTCAAGCAAAAGGCAAAGGCCAGACAAAACTGGTCATCTATTTATGGACGAGCACCATCACACAGCACAACGTAAAGAGTTAGGGACTAAGCCCACAACTGGGGAGTTG